GCGGATTCAAATCCGCTAAAACGCAGAAACTGAACTGTACCCCACTTATTAGGCACCAATCGGAGTTCACTCCTTTTGAGAGAGCATTTATAAGTTATTTTAACTAAAAAAAGAAAAAACAAAATAAAAATGAGAAAGTCAGTAAGACATAACAATGGATGACTAAAGTCTGTAAAGACTTTGGTCCCAATGATTAATGTGCTACATTCGTTTCCTTCCGATCAGAACGTCAAAAAGTTTTTGGATCTAGTATCAATCCCCTTAATTAATAGGGGAGAGGATGATGCAATTGCACGCCTAAAAGCGTACAGGGTTGCACTTCAACAGTACGTCCTAGGACAAACTATTGAACCCATTCCTTTCTGTAAAACAGATAGAGATGGCTTCCCGAAAGCTATAAACTTTCTGAAACCAGATTTAAACGATGTAAATAGTATACGATATTCGCTCTCAGTAATGAGAGTCATCGAATCATTTAAGTGTGAACCTAAATATTCTGTTCATACAATAGTAGATGCTTCAACTGCAGATGAAAATCTGATTGAAGAAATATCTAGCTACATTCGTAACTGATCCTTTCTTAGGTATAAAATGCCTAAGTTAGGAACATCACAACTCGTAATGAGTAATAAAGCGGGTCCAAATGGACCGGCTACTATCTCAGCTCTTAAGGATTTGCAAGCATTACGCTTACACGATCCGAAATTGCTCTCTAATATTAATACACTTATGGGACTAACAATCCCTGGTATTAACACAAGAGACTACGAGACACCTAAGTCTGGAGGTGAAAAATTAGTAACCTCTAAACTTGTCTGTTTAAGTGATAATGCGTGTAAAACACGTGTTATAGCTATAGCAGACTGGTGGTCTAACACAGCCCTAGAGGCTCTTCACAGAGCCTTTATGAAAGGGTTGCGTAAACTACCTGGTGACGTGACCTACCGACAAAGTGATATTCCAAAACTTGTTAAAGGTTTTGGCTTACACCTTTTTGGTTCTGATATAACAGCTTTTACTGACCGTTTCCCGCGTAAGCTGGAAATGGTAACAGTAGAAACTGCATACGGTACTAAAATTAGTAAGTTATGAAACTCGGTTATCGCGGATCGTATCTTTAGTCACCCAAAAGGTGATGTCAAGTACGAAACCGGTAACCCCATGGGTTTGTTAAGCTCATGGGCTGTATCCACAATGACGCACCATGCGGTAAAACGCTACTGTGTTCACAAGGTTAAACTAAATGTAAAAAAATACAAATATTTAATCCTTGGTGATGATACAATTGATACCAATGAATTGGTATACAATAAGTACTCTGAAGTTATTCAGAGACTTGGAGTTTCATTATCACCCGCTAAGTGTACGCAAAGTAAACAGGGTAAAACCGAGTTTGCTAAGCGTTACTTCATCCGAGGAGTTGAGGTAACTGGCATGCCAGTTAACCTTCTCAAGGATGTACGTAATAAACCCGAACAAGCTCTTGAGCTTGTAAGGATTCTACGAGAGCGGGGGTACGAGGATTCGTTTCTCGTCCCGTCTGTGAGTCTCTTTCTGAAAACCCATAAAAAAGGTAGACAGATTGCTGACATGTTGTCTCTTCCTCAGTGAGTCACGGGTACAGCTCCATTATTGGAGGTAGTACCTGGATCTCATGCCGAAAAATTAATGGCATTCGAGGAAAAGGACCAGAGTACGATACTTACGCTTGCGCGTAACTACGTATTTTGGGATACAACGTCTAGGATTAACAGCCCTAGACTCCCACAGAAAGTCAGTCAGGAGTTCGTTGAGGAAAATCATCCACTCTTACAAGGATTAAGCTCCAAATTAATGGAATACTTACCTGAAGATGAAGATGACTTTTCTATCTACAACGCGTGAATGAATGGAGACTATCGACAAATGGCTGTCATACCGACAGTCGATGCATATCGATATTACAACAAAGGGCATTATGCCACTAAGTGTAAGTTTGATGTGCTGAATGCTACCTTAGGCTTAGCCAACGGTAACACTAGATTCTCCATGCACAAGCCGACAAAATTAAGTAATTTTGAATTATTTAGCTTAGGCTACCAGGTTATGGAACCTGAATCTGATGAGATTTAGGTTTCGTAAAGACTGACCTTGTTTCTTACAGAAGCAAGTTAAGACAACTGGTGATCATTGGTGTTTCGAAAGGAACTCCCGGAGGTTTATAAGCAGGTGACAAATCTGC